ATCGGTTGTAAGCATTTTGATACTCGCCCGAGGCGTAGTCCTGCCCGTACCTGGATAGCGCTCTGAGCGTTCCGCCGCTTTGCAGGCCCCCGCGTGCTGCCGCAGATCTTTCAATCGCTTTCTGGCCTTCTTGCATACGGAAGTCATAGCCGGGATCTTTTTGAAAATCGGCAGCAGTAAAATCTCTCTGAAAATCTCCATTCCCGAGTTGAGAGAGCGATTTCACGCCGGCTAAGCGCCAGGGCTCCAGATCGCTCCTGCCCTGGTTATACATATGCTCCTGAAGTCCATAAGACTTATTAAACATCCGCTCTTGAAGCTCGTTTGCTTCGCGAGCCGCTTGAAGCTGTTTTTCTGCGGCATCACTCGTGGCGTCCGCCTGAATCATACTGCCGCCAAGCCCAAGCAGAGCGCTTCCACCCACTGCCGCTGCAACGAAGGACATAACTATTCTCCTCCCTGAATCTCTTTGAGTTTTTTAAACTCAAGGAATTGCTCGAATGAATCCACAACGAGCAGATTTTCGAGTTTCTCAACGTCTATTTCGTTATCCATATTCGGATGCACCGTGATCCACACCGAATCCTTGTGTGCGTGTCCCACCCGTTTAATGCCAGGGGTTGATTTTACAACCGTCGAAGCCGTCAAACGCTTAACACCGTCCTCGGTGAGAACCGATAAATCGCCTTGGCTTAAAATATTGAGGTGCTCCGTCTTGTGGATCTTTCCCGTGAGCGTCGCGCCCTTTGGGATGAAGATCTCGCGCATGTAAATGCCTGGAGCAAAGTGGTGAGTTGTTTTGATTTCGATTTGGTGCTCAGGCATCGCGAGCATTTTGGCTTCGAGCTCAAGAATCAGGGCACGTAATTCTTCTGCGGTCTTTTCCTGTGCCAAGGGCTGCTCGGGTGTTTTTAATTTAAGCGCCGCTTCCATCAGGCAATCCCGTTCCGGTATTCTTCAACCCAGTTTGATCCATCCCAAACCAAAGAAAGAAGGCTGTTCGAGACCATTACATACGTTCCATTGAGAATGAGTCCTGTGCCGTCTTCGTAGGTCACGGTATTGGTGTCGTGACAGCAGATCAGCCGCAGCATCTGGCCCACGCGAGAGCCAGGCGCAATTTGGGGGTCGGCTGATACATTTACCGCTCCGCCATCGCCTTGGATAAAATGGGTCTGCTCCAACGCATCGGCTGCGGGAGAAAGCGCGGTTCCAGCAACTAGCTCAACCGGTGAAGACCGGGAGCCAAAGACCTTGGGTCGTATAAAGTTTCGAAGCTCATTCAACCAATTGGTCCATTGGTGGGAAAGCTTCCCGCCTTGGGAGAGCTGCGTTTCAAATGGGACTGGAGAAATGTCGAGCATTACGCCGCACCCTCCGACACTTCAAGCTCTGCACCAATGAGTTGGACCTTTACGGGATCCGAGATCCGCACCCGATACACACGATCTCTTGAAGATCCCAGACGTCGCCAGATAATACGGGTCTTGGTTTTGCCTATTTTGCCAATGTCTTCCCAGTGTTCGTCTGACCAATTGTGGCCGCCGTCATCGCTCCACTGCAAAATGACCTTAGGGTCATTGCCCGCGGCTCCTCCATCGCTCCCGACACCGACTTCCATGTCGAGCTGAAAGCCGTGGTGAAACATGCGCTTTAAGTTTTTTGATAGGTGGGGTGCCGCCCGCTCTCTGATGATGACGGTTCCGTTGTCGGTGTATACAGCGGGGTCTAGTGAGTAGAGCGACCCGTTTTCATAATCCCCGACGATATTTTTACCGTTGAAAACCGCATGGCATCCGGCGCGGTGCCGCTCGGGTCCGGTGATCCCCTTATGCGTGCGTTCATGCCAAAACCCCGTCGTTGCATCATAAACCCAGGTGCGGTCAACGCCCGGAAGGTTCAAACAATAGAACCAGTGCCCGCCCTGCTGATAAGTCCAGGCCCTGGCGGCCGCGAGCAGAGCTGGGCCGATGTCACGAATGACTTTCTCAATGGCAGGTGTGGTGATTTTTTCGTACCGAAAGCCCAGCATTTTATAAACCACGCCATGCCCGTTGTCGTCTCCGCCCAGCCAGTAAACATTGTCGAGGAGTTTTGCGATCGTAAATGGAGCACTCGCACACCCCACCTCAAAGACGGCACCTTGCACCCTTTGAAACGGATTATCGGCGTCCCCGCTGTTGTAGTAAATTTCCAGACTACGGGTGCCGAACATGTAAACTTTTTGGTTAGATGCGATTTGACCTACGAGCACGTCCGGGCTGCCTTCAATGGTTGCGATATCCAGCCCATCAAAGGTCTCGTCATTAATGCCGGAATAAAAAAACTGCTGAGTTCCGGCCCGATTGAAAATGAAATACCCGTCAAGAAAGGTCACGAGGTTGGCGGGAAAAAAATCAACGTCTGTGATCCGGGCAAACACGGACGTCGCCATATTCCAGATGTAACCATAGGAGCCATCCACAATCACAAGATGCGTTCCGTTGTCCGCCATGGAAACGAAACCGCTGCCGGTGCTGAGCTCCCCAAGTTCTGTCTCGACCCACTCAGAGGAAATGCTGTAAAGCTTGGATCCTGCGACTACAAAAAGAGTCCCGTTAGAAGCAGTCCACTGACCACGAATGGCCGGTTGTCCCAACGACAAAAGAAGTTCTAAACCAGGCGTAGGCACTAATGATGCGATCTCTCGCTCTTTGCCGGCTCCAAGCGGGTTGATCTCGGGATAGAGATTCACGCAGGTCTGCGCATCCACATTCAGAGATTGGTGCTGGTAGCTTGGGCCTATGAACCCAGTAAACCTCATTCAAAGTCCCCCGTGTTGATGTTGAAGCCCCCGCTTTGTCCTGGGAGACTGGAGTCGATCTTAAGATACGAGGATTTGTGATTCGCGCGCTTAATGCCCGCCTTGCTGTCCATGGCGATTGCCACAACTTCGGGCGCGAGGGTCTTGCCGTATTCGGGCGCAAGTCTCACTGCGCCGTTGTAGACCAGCATGTCCTCATAGCCTGGGGGCAAAGAAAGCGTTGTGTCTAGCGTCGCAATAGAAGAAATGGGCTTTGCGGACCAGAGCCGCAGCGTATGCGCCGCACTCGGAGTCGGGTACAACTTAATCGTGCGATAAGGATATCCACCGTCGTCGTAGAGCGCATAAGGGTAGGGGCTCGTGGCCCCTTTAACCGAAATTTTTGAAAATTCATCGACCGACAGAAAAAGATCAACGGGATAATCCACTGCGGGGCTCGTCGAAGAATCGCGAATGACGGCCTTTTCAATCCACTGCGGCCGAGACGAGTTCCACGTCGCGCCACTACCCAGCGTGTAAGCTGCGGTTCCGGCCACAAGAGAAAAGCCTTCTTCCGTGATCGCATAGATCAAAAGCTTCTCGTTACTCATCGACGCAATCATGCGGTTGACCTCTGCGAGTCCGTCTTGTGCTTCGCTATTGGCGATGCTTTCGCCAGGAGCAGAGGCCCCGAGCTTTCTTAGGATTGCGGCTACGAGCTCACGACCGGTCAAACGAGCGCCCTCTCTTTACGTGATTTTTTCTTGGGTTCTGGATCTACGGATAAATCGGCCAGTAGGTCCTCTGACTTTGCGCCTAGGGGTGGCTCCGCCGCGGGCTTTCCTAAAAATTGGTGAATGGGTTTGGGTCGCATGAGAGACTCATTGGTTGCGCTTGGGTTCGGATCAAACTCCGCGCACGTGTCCGACCAACCAGCACCCAGCCCAGCTTCTTCTTCGGCGCTGTTACAAATCACGCCGCCGTGGTCTTTGTGGTACTGCCACTTTGCTGAGTACGGCGCTTTTAATTCTTCTTTCATTGTGTAGTTCCTTTTTCGTTTAGTGCCTTGGCCTTCGCCTGGATATCGGCCTGGTTTCTACAAAAGTTTCCAATGTGTCCGATGTAGGGAATTTTTCCATCCCAATGAACGAGCAGCAGGTCTGGATCAAGGAAAATCTTTCCGCCCAGCTCGCGCCACTCCCGACAAAAATAAGCATCCTCTGTGTAAAGGTGCCCGTCACGGTACGGGATCTGAAAGTAGCAGTAGGTGCGATTGCCCTCGATGACGTACTCTCTATTGGGGTGCTTCTCGCGAAACCGATCAAAGACTTTTCTGGACAAGGACAAGAATCCGGTGGGAATCATCGCGACTTCAAGCAGTCCGTTTTCGTCGGCCCACAACTCTCCGCCGCCCAGCCATCCGACCGGATAGTTTTCATTTGGCCTTTTGTACCGGTAACACCCACCCACGAAATCAACGGGGTGCTTTGCAATCTTTAAAAGGTCACCAGGCTGAAACGTCACGTCTCCGTCTAGGAAAACGAGGCGCTCGTCATCGGAAGCCAGAAATTCTTTTACGAGCTGGTTCCGGCCCTTTGCGAGGTTGCAGCACCCTGGCAAAAACCGAACCGTGAGTTTGTGACCTTGTTCAGACGCTAGACGGGTCTCGGCCAGTAACGCCAACACAGACTGAAACTGCACGTTACCGTCATAAATCGGGATACCGACCGAGATCCTCATCTTGCTTCCCCTTTAGTTCGCTGCGACGAGTCCGCATTCCTCTAAGCGCGCTTCAACTTCAGCGAGTCGCACTTGTAGGTTTTGGATCACGTACAACACGGACACACATTCCTGAATGGACGCAAATCCGGCAGGAGTTGTGGTCGTGATTGCAGCAATCGCATAGTCTGGAGTACCAGCGGTGTCTGCAATCGTGAGGCTCGTCAGCTGCGCTGTCAGCGACGCAGGTTGATCCACTGGGGCTGTGCCCCAGAAACCAACCAACGAGGACGACGACTCACCAACGGAATAACCATCGGCACTGCCTGGGGTTTCGATTTCAATTGATTTTGTTTCGGTTTGCATGGCTTTGGTTTCCTTTCCTTATCCCTGAATCCGGCAAGCAAGCTCTGGGTAGGCGGTGAGCCAGCCGTAGAGCACGTCGATACGACACGGGAATTCGTCGTTGTTGATGTCGTACTGTCGGACAATTCGAACCGAGAGACCCGATTCCGGATCGCTTGCTCGTGCCGCCATATCCACACCACGAGGAAGCGGAAGGTCGGCCATACCCAAGATGAAAGCATCCCGGTGATACGCCAAGTTCGCCGGAGACACTTTGCTTGCGTAGGTCGTGGCCGCTCCAAACAGCGTTACGGCCGCGCCGTCGACGGGATACGCACTGATATTCTGATAGGGACCGGTCAAGTA